ACGGATATGAAATGTAATGATAATAATGCTGACCATGATTTTGTAGTAAATGGACTCAAGTTAGAACTTAAATTCTCACTTGCTTCCAATCAAAAAGGCAAAGGTGTCTACGATAAATTTACTTTCAATCATATCGGATTACACAAACAATGGGACTATCTAGTACTTGTTGGTGTAAATCCACCCATTGAACTTGCTCATGTTCGTAGAGGACATGAATATTCAGAGGAAGTAAGAGCATATTGTATATCAAAAAAGGACTTAAAAAGTCAACTAGATATGCTACTTACTCTGAATTATATTTCTCATCAACAAGGAGGCAAGGCAGGTGGCAATGATGATTACATGGTCACCGACTACCAAAAGATACTCAAATGGGACGGACTCAAAAGACTAGATGAAATTATATAAGAAAGGTCGTTGGACTACTAAAGAAAGACAACTATTGAAAGAGAACTATAATATTCTTTCACTTGATGAAATTTCTACTCGTCTTATGAGAACTCCTTCCAGTATCACATCACAAGTTAACTATCTTCGCAAAAGAGGATGGACATTTAATAGGAGAACCGATGGAAGTAATTGAATTTCCCAGAATGAAAAAAGCAGATGAAATATCTAA